TCCTGTCGTGGCATTGCCGTGCAGGGGAAGCCGCCGACGGCAAACACGTCAAGCCGCACTGTCGCTCCTTCGGCACTGACTTTGCTTTGGCCGTCGCAAGCCGTAACCTCTACACGCACATGTTCCCTCGGTATCTCGCCGAGGGTTTCCACCACCTCGGCCACGGCTTCGGTGAGACCTGCGAGTGTCCCGCCTACCATCTCCGGCGTGATTGATTTCGGCATTACCGCCTCGCGGATCTCTGCCGACGTTGCCCGCAGTTCGTCGGGCTTCCAGTCCTGTTTCATATTGTCTGTTTATGATGATGTTGTTTGTAATGCGTCTGTTTTCTCTCCTTTCGCGCCTTACGAGAATGCCGCCGTGAACGCGCCTGTGAACACAGCAGCCCTTGTCTGCTGTTTCTTCACAGGGTCGGCCTTGATTGTCATGTAGTCCGGGACTTGTATTATAACAGGTCGGTTGAGCAGTCCCGCAAGCGTCTTTTCGTTTACTGCCGTCGCCGGGCATATCCCCTCGGCGGCGTATTTCTCGGCAACCCTCGCGTCCGCAACGTCCCCGGCCTCCCACGCTATTTCCGTGCCGTGGCCGAGTTCCCCTGTTACGCTCATTCCGTTGCGCAGAGCCAACGCCCACACGCCCTCCACCGAGCCTGTCGCCGCCAACGCTATGTCAACGAGGCATTGCCCCTCTCTCGCCGTCGTCTTCATTCCACCGTGATTTTTCCGTTATCACTCACCGTTACCCGGTTCACGGCCACTCCCGCCTCGCGGCACATCTGCCGCGCACGCGCAGCCCACATCCTCCCGGCAAGGCCGTGCTGCATCTTGCGGATCTCCCCGCCGAGCAGCGGGTGTTCCCGCCACTCTCCACGGTTAGCCACAAGAACGTGTTCTATCGTCTGCGCCTCCGTCCCGGCCACGATGCAGCCCCCGCCCTCTATGGCAAGGTCGCCGCAGTTCTCGTATGTCGTAAGTCCGTTCATAGCTTGAATGGTGTTTGAACGTCGGTTAATAATCGTTTGATTCTATCACATACTCGGTATCGCTCAACGCCGCTATCTCTATCACCTGCCTGTTAGAGTGCGTCATCTGTTTTGCAGAGAACCCGGTTACGACTATATGGCTTATCCCGAACAGATCAAGGAACGCCGAGCTCACCTCCAGTGCCTCCGGCCTCTCCATTATCTCCCGCAGCTGCGCCACAGCCCGCTCCGGGTATTGGTCGCATATCCTGCCATCGTCGTCCACGGCGACTATCCCCACGCTTATGCTCAGTTGATAGTCGCCGTCGGTGATATACTCCTTTATCGTTCCGGCGCGGCCTACAAGCGCGGTCTTCACCACCTCTTTTTGCAGGCTAACGTTCACCGTCGCGTCGTTGATCAGAAGCAGACCCTCCCCCGGAACTTTCACCACCATGTCCGTAAGCGCGGTGCGGCCAAGCCAATAGTCGCCGCTCCCGCTCCACTTCTCCTCGGCCTTGTTGATAGCCGCGCCCCCCTCGGTAGTGCCGCCCCCCGTCGCGTAGCCTGGCAGCGTCCCGAGCTTGTAGTCCTCGTTTTTCTGCGCGTCCCGCCCTTTGTTCGGTCGCAGCCTGTAAGCGAGTCCCTTTGCCTGTATCGCCACCCCGGACGCTATGAACCGGGCATTGATTATTTCAAACTTGTATTCCTGCATGGTCTGTATTATAGAGCGTAGTTTGCATCGTTGACAGCCGAAAGAAGAGCCTCGGCCACCGCATCCTTTATCCTCTCCTTGCTTTCGGAGAGATTGTTGGTCGTTATGGTGAATTTGTCGATAAGGCGGTCAATGGTGATGTTTATATTCTTGACACGGTCGGTCTCTTTCGACGCACTGCCGCCGACACTGCCGAGGGCATTGCCGATTGGTGAACCGCCGCCAAGCCCACCTCCGTTACCGACGGGGTCGGAGCTGCCGTTTCCACCGCCGGAAGAATCATCGTCCGGCTGCTCCGGGTGGTCTGCCGCCCAAGAGTGGTCTGCGGCCTCCCTGCCGAGCCGGGCTATCTTGTCGAAGTTGAGTTTGGAGGCTATCCAGTTGTATTTGTCGATGAACCAGTTTATCAGAGCGTAGAACTTATCCCGCACCCAGTCAATGATTTTGCCGAAGAAACCTTTTATGGCGTTGGCTACATTCTTGAAAGCGGTAACGAGCGGCTTGCATATCGCGCTCACCTTCTCGACCACGGCATTGACTACCTTAACGACAAAGTTGCGGATCGCGGCTATGAATGAGCGGATTTTGTTTACCACGGCCATAAAGACGTTGGCGACTTTCTGTGCCATTGACTTTATGCCGTTCCACAGGCCGACGAAAAACGCGGATATTCTCTGCCACAGCCCGGACAGCCATTCCCACAAAGCGGAGAACAGGGCTTTGATGCCCTCCCACGCGGTAAAGACAGCCACGCGGAAGCCGTAGCACTTATCCCAAAGCTGCTGAATTATGGCGATGACTGCGGCAATGGCGGCGGCTATCCACCCGACAATGGGGATGTTCATAATGGCGACACCTATTGAGCGGCACACGTTCTGCGCGAGAACCTTGAATGCGAGCCAATAGCCGCCGGACGCGGTTATGGCTATATTCTGCATCATCAGCCCCGCGACAACGTTCCGTATCGAGGAAACAACGCCTGTGAACGCGCCTTTGAAATTCACGCTCCGCAGAAAGATGACCGCCTTTGCCGCGCCGTAGATCAGCGGCACGAGTTGGGAGAGCGGCACGAGCGCACCCGCCACGACCTGCGTCCATATACCGAGGTCGCCGCAGGAGTTGAATATGGAAATCTTTATGTCGTCGAACTTCGCCTGTACCCGCGCAAGACGCTCGTTGTAGGTTTCCATAATGACCTTGCTCTGCTCCACGGCAGTATTGGTGCCGGATATGGCGGCAGTCCATTGCTCCACCTTTGGAATGCCCTGCACGAGAGCCATTGCTGCTGCGGAGTTCTCTTTGCCGAACAATTTGCTGAAAAGAGCGTCGTCGGCCATTACGGGTTTGAGTACCTGTAGACGCTCGGCAAGAGACTTTGATTTGTCGGTGAGGTCGTTTACACTTATCCCGGCTGCGGCGAGTTCCTCGCGCACATCCTTTGGCAGAAAGCGGCCTTGCGCGAGAGTTGACATGACATTTCGCAGGGCGACACCACCCTCCGAACCTTTCTTGCCCGCCTTGTCAAGAACCTGTATCGCGGCGTTGGTTTCGGCAAAAGATACCCCGGCGGCTTTCGCGGCCATACCGCACTGTTCCAACGCCACCTTGATAGTGGGCAGTTCCGCAGAACCCTCACGTCCGGCAGCGGCCATTATGTTCATCATGTCGGCCATCTGCCGGGAAGCCTCCATCGGGTCTTCAAGCGATACGCCGTATTGGTTCATGGCCGTTGTCAGAACTTCGGCGGCAGCGGTGGTGTCGCCGCCCATCGTCTTTGACAGAATGGCGACGTTGCGTCCCATCGCGTCGAGTGCCGCCGTGTTCTTGGTGAGTTCCGGCGACAGTTGCGACAGCAGCAGTTTGTATGATTCGACCGCGCCGGAGGCCGACACACCGAATTCCCTTGCCGTGGATCGTGCGAAACGCTCCACGGTTTCAAGTTCTCTCCCGGTCGCGCCGGATATGGCCTGTAAGTCCGCGAGCGAGGCGTTAAGTGCCGCGCCGGGAGCGAGTGTCTCGTTGAGAGTTTGGCTCAGATTGCCGACATACTGCGTGAATTGGTTAAGCGCGAGTATCTTCCCCTCGAATGTGTCCCACAGCGACGTGGTCGCACGGAGATTCCGTTGGAGGTTCTCGACACCTCCCGAAATCTCGGCGACCACGGCATTGCAGTTGCCGCTTATGTTGAAAGCGTAATTGAAGTTGTAATTGCTCATTCAAAGGTGACTTTGCATTATAGGCTGCATTCGGCATCTGCGGGTGAGAATAATTTTGCGAGGATTCTTGCCATGTTTTCAAGACGGAAGTTTTCAAGCCACACGGCCTGTTGGAACAGCATAGCCCACCTTTCGTCGGTGAGTGTCTCCGGGTCTGTCCCGAAGTTGGCGCGGATCAAGGCGCACCCTTTCGCTATCTCTCCGGGGTCGTCGTCCTCCACGCCCCCGGAGAGTTGGTGCGCCTCTACAAGTTTTTTAGCTTAGACACGCACTTCCCGAAGATGTTCTGCAGTTCCCCGGTCGCCTGCATCTTGTAGACCGCATCGCTCTTCATCAGAGGCGACCCGCCGAGCCAGCAGTTGTCAAACAGAACCTCGGCGGCTCTCACCTCGTTCTGCTTGGCCGTGGCCGAGAAAGCCTGCATGGTCTGCATGTCGGGACGGTGGAAATAGCCTCGGTGCAGTTCCTCGAAGTCGGTGTCGGCCACCTCTACCTCCACCACGCGGCCATACTTGCCTTTCCACCCGGCTATCTGCTCCTCGGTGATGTCTCCGTTGACTACTTTGAAATTCTCTGTGTTGATGTCGATTGTCTTGTTATCCATATCGGTTTGAATTATGTTTGATGATTGGTTAAAGGGCGGTTAAACGCCGTCGGGCTTGCCGTATTCGATGTTGCTGGGGAGCAGTTCAAGTTCCACCTGTTGGTTCATGTCGCCCTCTTTCCAGTCGCGTTTGTTTTCCGTGAACTGGCAGTTGCGGATCTTGTCTATCACGATGATGCCGTTGGGGGGAAGATAGCCCACCTCGATGTCGAAAGGCGCGATGTCCTGCATTCGCCCGGTCTGGGAGGTGCGCGAAATCGCCACAACCTCGCTCATGTAGAGCGTGATTTTCGCCGAGGGGGTTATGCGTCCGTAGCTGCGGCTTACCGGGTGTCTACCCGCGCCGTAGTTGTTCTGCATATCCTGTTTGTCGCCGTAGGCTATGCTGGTGATCCCGGTAACGACAATGCCGTTTATGCAGGTCTTGATGTTGCCCCACGAGTACTCCTCGCCGTTGATGAGAGGGATGCCGTTATAGGCCGCGTCCAATGTGTTCATTCTTTTGTCGCGTTAATGGTTATACACTTGTGGCGTAACCTATTTCAAGGTCGAGGTTGCGCATAACTCCCACGGCCACGTTCTTTATCACTCCCCGCACACGCGAGGTGGCGAGTATGTTCTGGTCGGGGTCTATGTCGAAGCGGTAGCCGCTCAGCTCCCCGGCCTTTGCCATCTCCTCCAGTGCCTTGTTGCCTGTGGTGATGAGATGCTCCACCGCCGTGCGCTCCAGTTTCCCGGTGTCCGCGTCCACTTTCATAGGCCGTCCGAGTTTGGGCAGCAGGTAGGTGCGCACACCGCGCACCGCCTTGTCCATTGTGCGCACGTCGTTGATAAAGGCGTAGTCGCTTGTCGGCACGTCAAGTGTGTGGTTGTCGTTGAAGAAGCACCCGGCGAGGCCGTCGTAGGTGCGCAGGAAAATGTAGCGCGAGTTGTCGAGCGTTTTTATAACTTCGTCGTCGAGATCGCGCAGTTTCTTGCCGTCGCCGAAAGCGGCCACTGCTATGTTCGTCGGGAACGATTCCACCCACGCGATGCTCTCGTGCACCTTTGCCTTGCTCACCGCGCCGAGCGCGTCGCCGAGTGCCAACACGCTCGCTTTGGCGGCGTTGGCCGCGTCGCGGTATAGTTCGTCGGCCACTCCCGCGCCGTCCTGTCCGATGATGACCGACACGCCGTTGCGTCCTATCTTTGTGAGATCGGAGGGGAGCGCGGTAACGTCGGAGACTTTCGGCGCGTAGAGTATCGACAGCGGTTTGTTCTGCGCTTCAAGCGTGGTGCGTACCGATTGCAGGGAGTTGACGAGGGTGTCGCTCAGCTCCACCGCGCCGTTCCACACGCCCACCTGCCGCAGACGGCCTCCGGCATGGTTCTGTATCTGCTTGATTTCCGAAAAGGCGTTTGCTCCGGCGGCGGGCTTGAAGATGCCCACATACAGGCTCACGCCGGGATTCATGTTGAATATCGAGGCGAGGGTGTAGTGAAGCACCCTTGTCTCCCATGCCTCCGCGTCGGCGGTGATGCCGTATTTCTCGGCGGTCTCCGGCGATGATATGGCGTGGATGCGCTCTGTTGCGGTGAAGCCGTCCACGCCCTCGGTGGCCGTCGGCAGGGTTGCCGAGTAGAACACGAGGCCGCTTATGTGGTCTTCACCCGCGAGCGAGCGCACGATGTTGCCGTTTGTCCGGGTAATGGTGAGATTCTGCATTATTCGTCGGTGTCGGAGGGTTCGTTGTCGGTATCATTCACTGCCTCCCCGGTCAGTTCGTCCACCTCCGGCTCGGTGTCGGAGGGTGCGGCAGGCTCGGCGGTGTCGGCCTTGCTCTTTGCTGCTGCGGCTTTCAGCGCGGCAGTCCTGCGGTTGGTGGAGTACACCTCGCGGTTGGGCAGGGAGTTGGCGTGGTTCTGCGCGTCGTTGCGGGTGTAGAACGCCGTGCCGTCAGAGGTTACGTGTACCTCGTTTATGTCGGGATTGAGGCGCAGGGTCTCCTCGGCTATCCTGGCGGCGGCTTTCGCGGCCACCGTCGCCGTGGATTTTTCTGTTTCTTTTGTCTTTTTTGCCATTGTCGTATGGTGTTTAATGTCTGTTTGAACGGTGTTTGATAACTATGGCGATGACCGCGATCGATAAGAGCGACAGGGCTATGGAGACCCACACGAGGGCTTTGTTGCCGCCTTTCTCCTCCCGGCTTTCGGTCTCGCTCTCCCCGGACGTTTCGGCCTCCGTCTGCGTGGCCTCGGCGGTGTCGGTTCGGAAGTGCGCCTCGCACTCCGTGGCGGTGCTGTCGCTTTTTGCGGCCTCAACCTTTGCTTGGCTGTCGCTCCGGCTCCTGGCCTCGTGCCTCTCCCGGATGCGGGCGGACAGCGGCGGTGTGCCTGTGGTGCTGTCCGGCGACTGCGACGTGTCGAAAATCTCGGTTACGCGCTCTGTGGCCTCGTCCCTTGTCTCGACCCTCTGCAGCCATGCCGTGAGCAGTTCATTCAGAAGCCGCTCCGTGCTGATTGCCGCGCTGTCCTCCTGGTGGCTCTCCGCCGTGGCCGTCTGCGACAGCGACGAGTGCGTTTGTTCCCGCTGCTCCTGCATCGTCTTTTTTGGCGCGGCGCAGCTCGTGGCTGACAGGGCAGTTGTCAGCGTGAGGGCAAGAATTGACTTTTTCAATAGCATTCGTGAGGGTGTCTACTTTTTCCTGCAACTGAACCATATCCTTGCGCAGCGGCTCGACCACCAGTTCCATAATCATCTGTATGGCCTTTTTGTCGTTGTCGAGTTCGCGCCCGCGCACGTCGGCGAGGGTCTGTTTCACCTCGGCGCGGAGTTTGTCTACTTCCGCGTTGTGCTTGGAGCGCAGGAATATGGCCGTCAGCAGTGCCGAGAGCGGCGCGGTGATGATCGCCACCGCTGCGGCAAGGATTGTTTCAGTCATTCAGTGGGGTTGTTACTGTGTTATGCCTATCTCTTTGAGCCATGCGGCCACGTCGAAACTCGGACAGGCTTTCATAAACTCGAAAGGCTCTATCACGCCGTTCCCGTTGAGGTCGGGCGAGAGGTCGCGGTGGCCGATGATTTTCACATTGGGGTGCTTGGAGTGGAAGTTGCGCACATATTCTGCCATCGCGCTTTTCTGCGCGTCTGTGCGGGTGTCTTTGGGTTTCATGCCCTTGTCGCAGCCTCCGGCATAGACTATATGGCGGCTTACGGAGTTGTAGCCTGTCGCGCCGTTGGTGATTTCCCACGGATCTACCCATGCGTCCTCGTTGTTGTTCACGAGACGTTCAACTGTGCCGTCGAGCCGGATAAGGTCTGTATAACCGACCTGTTTCCACCCGCGACCGCCCGCCGATTTGGGTGCGGTGTGCATCCGCCGGATGTCGGCGGATGACACGTCGCGTCCCTCCGGGGTGGCGGTGCAGTGGATAACGAGATATTTGAGTGCTTTTTTCATGCGGGCTTACGCTTTGAGTGCGCTCACGATCGCGCCGAGACCCTCGGCCTTTGTCGGGAGACAGATTGTGTATGTGCGCATAGAGAACAGGTTTTCCTGTGTCGTGGGGTTGGCGGCAGCTTCCTGCAGGTAGGTTTTCGTCGATCCGTTGGCTTTCATTGCGCGTTTCAGCGAGAAAGCCACGGAGCATTGACGGTCGGTGGCCGTCGCGGGGACTGCGCCGTAGGCCAGTTTCTTCTTGGTGGAGGTGTTGTAGTAGGGACATGCGTCGTATTCATACACCTCGAAGCCGTACATACGGTTGATCGCGCCGCTCTCGTAGTTGTAATACTGCGCCGCAAACTTCTGATCCTGCTCCAGCAGGTCGGATACATGGTCGGCGCAAAGCACGAGCATTCGACCCTCGGCGGGTATCTTGGCCTTGTCGAATGCCTTTTTGAGCGCGATGATGTCGCGGCGCGTCAGTCGCTTGCGGTCGCCGTCCACCTCGCCTGTGGTGAGCAGCACCGGGGTCTTGGTCGTATGCTCCGCCGGAGCAAGGGAGTGGATTGCGCGGCTGAACCTCACTTCGTCGAATGCCTCTTTGTGGCGTTCTATGACGGAAGCCATCTTGTCGTGGCCGAGCGCGTGGAGTTCGTCGTCGGTGATGCGGGTGGGCTTGCTCTGGTATTTGTCGAGGCGCACGGTGATGTCGCCGTCGGGGAGCGTCTCCACCTCCAACGGGTAGGAAGAGTTGTTCACAAGCACTTCGGGGTCTACTCCGACATCGACCATGTGGATCGCGTCCTTTTCTACATACTGGTCGTAGCTGCGGATTTTGTTGTACCATCCGATTGCGGCGGCAGCGGAGCGGAACGCTTTCACAAGTTCGCCTGTCCACACTTCGGGATAAAGCCCGGCGCGGAGCGCGTTGGCGGGTGCGAGACCGCCCATGAGCGACGTGCCTACCGCAACGCCGTTGAGCGTCAATGCTCCGGCGAGCGGCGAGACACCCACGGCCACACCGAGGGTCGCGCCCATTGCGGAGGTCAGCGCAACTCCAATAATCATGCCCATAAGGGCGAGAAGAAATCTTTTCATTCGTCTTTTGTTGTGTGATGTTGTTGGTTAGAATTCGGGGGTAAAGCCGTAAAACTCCTTGTAGAGCCGGGCATACTCCTCGCGGTTGTTGTCGCGCAGGTCGGCGAGCTGTTCGGGGGTGGCCTTGTCCCATGTGAGGGTCGCGGAGGGGGCTGTGCCGCCTCCGGCGGGACGCACGAGGTCGAGGGGCTTCTGTGCGGGCTGCATGTCGGCAAGAAGCGTGTTGAGGGTGTCAAGGCCGACGTTCTTGCCCAGCACGATGTATTTCTCTTTCTTGTCGGGGGTGAGGCGTTTTTCCTTGATTGCCGTGTCTACCACGTCGGTGATGCGGGCGAGGGTCATAGCGGCCTTGTCTTCCTGTAATTTGGTGATTGCGGCCACCGCTTCGTCCTCGGTGGCACCGGGCGCGAGGCCGAGTTTCGTCAGGATCTTTTCCATGTTCTTTTTGATGTTGTTATTTGGGGGTTGTTCTGTCTTTTCTTCGTGTGCGGTGAGGTTCAGCAGCGGCAGGTGGTCGCTTTCCTCCCCGGCGGCGAGGGTGAGCAGTTTCCCCTCGTGGTATAGGCCGACCTGCAGCGCGTCGTCATTCGCGCCTATATCCACCACCGACACTTCTATAAGTTTGCTTTTGGTTACGGTCGGGCGCGTCTGCCCGGCCACGAGAAGCGCGGGGTCTTCGCTCCATTCCATGATGTCAAGCCCGGCGGAGAGCATACGCAGCGTGCCGCGCTCCCATTTCTTCGAGATGTTGCGCTCGTCCTCGGTGTCGTCGTCGAATTTAGGCGTGCCGTAGAGCGTATCCCCCTCCACGCGCACATTCTCCATGATTCCTATCGGCATATCCTCCTTGCGCCCGCGTCGGTGCATATATAGGAGTACCGGGTTCTTTTGGTATTGCGTGAGGTCTATTCCCTCGGTCAGTACCCTTGCGCCGTAACTGTTGAGGCGCGGGGTCGATATGATTGCCTCTTTCATATATAGGTGTGATGTCAGAAAAAATGTCGGCGGGGCTTGTGTGGCACTTCACTGTGTGAAAACCCTGTGCCGCCCCGCCGACGGGTCGCAAAAGGGGGTTGTGGCGGAGGCAGGATTCGAACCTGCGACCTCGAGGGAATGAACCTCGCGAGCTACCGGGCTGCTCCACTCCGCGATGTGGTTTTACGGTGCAAAGTTGGGGAAGGTTTACAGCCCTGCAAAACAGAGTGTAAAGTTTTTACACTCTATTTTCACGCGCCGCCCGTTTGTGCCAATTTTGCACCATAAAATCATATCAAACCACATTTCAAAAGATTCAGTTATGAATGGCAAACAAGGTTTCAACGGATAAGAAAGAGTTCGCCGAGGCTCTTTTCATGCAGGGCATGCCGCAAAACTCCATCGCCGAGAAAGTAGGCGTGTCGGCCAATACCATCGGCAAGTGGGCAAAGGACGGTTGTTGGGGCGAGAAACGCGCCGCGATGACAATTACCCGAAAGAGCCTCCAAAATGAGTTGCTGTCTGCTATAAAGGACAAAATAGACGAACTGCGCGACCTCGACATTTCCAAGTCCGGCAAGGTAGTGGATCAGCTTGTGAAACTGTCCGCTACCATTGAAAGGCTCGACAAGGAGGCTTCGGCGGTCGATTTCATAGAGTGCTTTATCGCTTTCGGCAAGTGGCTCGAATATCAGGCGGAGACCGACCCGGAGATTACCGCCGAGTTCCGCAAGATGGTGAACAAGTATCAGAACAAGTATATCCTCGAACTGCTCGGCAGCAAGGTAGCGTAATATGGCACGGCACACCACACAGACCCGCAAGGAAGCGATTGAACAGTGGAAGCAATGGTGCGAGACCGTGCAGACGCGATCCGTCGTGTCTGTCCGGGAGACCCCGGCGCAAAAGGAGAAACGCATCGCGTGGCTCCTCACGGACTATGGCCGTTTCTTCTCCTACTACCTCGCGCACTACTGCGACGACGAGGAGACCGGGAAGCATACCGACTGCGCACCGTTTCAGATAAAGGCGGCGCACACGCTCCGCGACCATCCTACAATCCAATATGCCGCGCAGTGGGCGCGAGGCCACGCGAAGTCCGTCCATTTCGATGTCGGCATTCCCATGTATCTCAAAGCCCTCAAAAAACTGCACCTCATGGTGCTTGTCGGCAAGAGCAAGGACAATGCCGAGACGCTCCTCGGCGACATACAGGCGGAGTTCGAGTTCAACCAACGCTATATATCCGACTTCGGGGTGCAGAAAGTTACAGGGTCGTGGGAGACAGGAAAGTTCGTAACCGCCGACGGTCGCGCTTTCTTCGCTCGCGGTCGCGGCCAGTCGCCGCGTGGTCTCCGTTACAAGAAGTACCGCCCGGACTATATCGTGATAGATGACCTCGACGACGACGAACTTGTAAACAACCCCGACCGCGTGGCGCGGCTCACAAAGTGGGTAAAAGAAGCCCTGTTCGGCACGCTCGACGGTGGCCGTGGCCGTTTCTG